GATCGACCCCGTCGCTGGCGTGAAGCTCGAGGCCCTGCTCAAGAAGCTCGACGCCTTGGCCAAGTCCGCGCTCGAGCCGAAGGGCACCACCGTCGCGGCTGACGCGACCGCTAGCGCCTGGGACGAAATCCAGAAGCGCGCCTCGAAGGTCGTCGCCGAGAAGGGCGCCCCCACCCTCGCGCAAGCGGTTGAGGCCGTCATGAAGGCCGATCCTTCGCTCTACGACAAGCACCAAGCCGAACGAGCGGCCCGCTAAACCCGACCTGATATTCAACCTTCCGACCCCGAGCGTTTTAAGTGGCTTCAGAAAAAAACTTGTTTATCCAGTCCTTCACCGCTGCAAGCGACCTGACCGCGGCTACTGCCCAGTATGCCTTCGTGAAGCAAGTCACCAATGGCAATGTCATTGCGTGCGCCGCGGCGACTGACATCCCGATTGGAGTCCTTCAGAACCTGCCGTCGCAGGGCCAACTGGCCGAAGTCGCGCTCTTCGGCATCAGCAAGGTTCGGGTCGGCGGGACTGACATCACTTCGGTGACGAATCCCCTGGTCACGATCGACGCCGCTGGCCGAGCCGTGCTGCTCACGCCGGGTACGGGCGCCTCGACTGCGTCGTACTGCCTCGGCCGAATCCTCACTGTCCCGCTTGAGGGCACGGACAACGACGGCGCGCTCGTCACCTGCGCAATCAACTGCATCAACCTCGGGCGAAGCCTCTAACCCCCAGCCCCCACCAGGAACAAGAACATGGCTCAGCCCACTCAATCCACGACTCACATCGACGTCCCGCTGTCGCAGCTCTCCGTGAGCTACATGCAGAAGCAGGACAACTTCATCGCCTCGAAGGTGTTCCCGGACATCGCTGTCGACAAGCGCTCCAACAAGTACTTCGTGTTCGACCGCGCGACCTTCATGCGTGACTCGATGCGTAAGCGCGCTGGTGGCGAGGAATCCGCAGGATCCGGGTACACCCTGTCCAGCGACACCTACTACTGCGACGTCTGGGCGCTCCACAAGGACATCAGCGACCAGGACCGGGCGATGACCGACAGCCCCCTGGACCAGGACCGCAACGCGGTGCAGATGCTGGCTCAGGCAGCGCTCATCCGTAAGGATGCGGCGTGGGCGGCGGACTTCTTCACCACCGGCGTCTGGGGCACGGACAACACCAACGCGACCAACTGGGACGACTACACCTCGGGTACCCCCCTCGTCAACGTCGACACGGCGAAGATCACCGTGCTCGAGGCGACTGGCCAGGAACTGAACACGATGGTGGTCTCTTACCGGGTGTTCGCGGCCTTGAAGGAGCACCCCACGATCGTGGACCGCATCAAGTACACGAGCTCGCGGTCGGTCACGGAAGAGACCCTGGCGACGATGTTCGGGATGAAGAACTTCCTCGTGTCCAAGGCCGTCGTGGACGGTGCCGTCGAAGGCAAGGCTGCTTCGACCGCCGCCATCGCAGGCAAGCACGCGCTCTTGCTGCACGTCGCTGACGCGCCCGGCATCGAAGTGCCGTCGGCTGGCTACACCTTCAACTGGACCGGCCTCGCGGGCGGGTACAGCGGAATGGGCCTCGCCGTCGACAAGCTGCGCGCGCCGCTGCTCGCTGGCGACCGAATCGAAGGTCAGATGGCCTTCGACCAGAAGCTGGTCGGTTCGTCTTTGGGCTTCTTTTTTTCGGGGATCTTGGGCTAACCGTCTAAAGCCTTGGTTTTGTTGAAGAAACGGCCCCTTTTCAGGGGCCGTTTTCGTTTATTCATCCAGCGAATCGTCAAGGTTCAGGTAAGCCCCGCGCACCCAACCGATGATGCTCTCATCGTAGTCCTCAACGATGAACGCCCCGTGACCGTCCTCGTGACCGAGGGTCAATCCATGCAGCTTGCACAATGCCTCGTATGCGTCGAAGAACGCCTCAACCCTAGCCGGCGTGGGGACGTGAGCCTGTTTCGACATGGACCAGTGCAACCAACGTCCGTCCTTATCTTTCATGGCTTAATCCCCTCCCGTGCTATAACCAAAGTATGGCCAGATACCAAGTCTATCGTCAGTTCCGCTCTAACCGCCCGCATGCCGTCGGCGACGTCGTCGAGTTGCAGGGACCCAACCTGCGCCTTCTGGAAGACCTCGGGTACATCGAAAAGGTCGGCACCGACGTGCCCCTGACCGAGTCGGCCTCGGCGTCAGGGACGGCTAAGTCCACCCCCACGGCGACGGTGGGGTCGAAGGCGAAGGCGGCGGCTTCTTCGGGGTCGTAGCCTTCGTCGGTGGCTGACGCGGCCCACGCGCCTTCTTCGCCAGCCGCTTGCCACCGGGGAATTCACGCAGGATGCTTCGGTCCCGGATGCGGGCTCGGAGCTCGGACTCAGGTACCAGGACCGAGTAGCCGGCCTGCAACCGCCCCAAGGCCACAGCCCGGCCGATGGTACGAGTGGGCGCATCAGGTTCCTTAATCGCTGACACCGCGTTGACTGCCTGCGACAGGCACGCCTCCGCCGAGAGCAAGTCCTCGCTTCGGATGTAGCGCTCGATACGGGTCAGGAAACCTGGTACGGGGTCGTAGCCTTGGAAGGCCACACCAGCCGCTACCGCGAACATCGCTTCGTTGTCATCAGTGACAACATCTGGGATTGGCTCGGTGACCAACGTCGCGATCAGGCGACCTCCGGAATCATGAAAATGGAAGAACCGGATGCCGTAGAGGTTCCGCAGCATTTCAGGCTGGTCGGGACCGATACCACCGTAGGGCAAGGTAGCTGAATTCATGAGGCCACCGCGCTGACTTCGCAGAGGTCCAGGAACGCGCAGCCTTCGGCCCCACACTCGATGAGGGCTTGGACGGCTATCTCCGCCGCGAGGGATAGGATCTCATAGGCGGCGTTGGTGGCGGCGTTGGCGGCGTAGGCGGCGGCGTAGGCGGCGTTGGTGGCGGCGTTGGTGGCCGCCGCGAGGGATAGGATCTCATAGGCGGCGTTGGTGGCGGCGTAGGCGGCGGCGTTGGTGGCGGCGTAGGCGGCGTAGGCGGCGGCGTTGGTGGCGGCGTAGGCGGCGGCGTTGGTGGCGGCGTAGGCGGCGGCGTTGGTGGCGGCGTTCCGAGCTTCCTCCAAAGTCGTAACCGAAGCACACTTCGACGCTTCAGCCGTCAAGCCGACGGCATTCAGCACCAGTGGCAGAATCTGCCGGACCGTCTCCAAGGCAACAATGGAGGCGAACTTGTTTTGATCGATGTTGAGGCTTCCGAGCTGGGCGATGGCCACCCGACGCATGCCCTTCGCACGCGCCTCTGGTGAGGACCAATTAGAGTCGTTCAGCCGAATCTTGAACTCTCGGACTGAGTCCGCCACGCACGGTGGTCGATCGGAGTGCGGCAGGTCCAGCGCGTAGCAAACAGCCGCCTCTACGCACATCTGGCCTGGTACCTGAACGCCCATGCCGGACACCAACCCCTGGTCCACCGTACACAAAACCTTTTCAGCCAACGCTCGCGTGATCTGCATGTTGTCGCCTCCTGCCACCCAGCCTAAGCCCGGGACTGCCGCCGTCAAGTAGGTACCAGGTACCGATCTGATATACTGCCGATATGACCGTAGGCTACTCGACTGCCGTCCGAAATGCGCGTTTGGACGCCATTACCACGGCCCTTGGTTCCGGTGGTAAGGTCCGCATCTACAACGGCACCCGCCCCGCGACTGGCGGCACGGTTACGACCCTCTTGGCCGAGTTGACCTGCTCTAACCCGGCCGCGCCCGGGGCTAGCTCAGGACTGTTGACCATGTCGGCCATTACCGCGGACTCCACCGCCGATAACACCGGGACGGCGACTTGGTTCCGCCTGGTGGATGCCTCCAACGTCTTCGTCATGGACGGGGACGCGGGCACGAGCGGGACTGAACTGGTGCTGACGACCGCGGCCTTCGTGGCCGGCGCCCGTATCGAGATCACGTCCTTCACGATCACCGCGGGTAACGCCTAAGCGCGGGCGAGGTCCCCGTGGCTACCCGGTTCTATTTTCCGTCGACCACAGCCGCTGACGTCACACCCGCGACGAACGGGCTATGGACGTATGCGAACCAGGTCCTAAATCGGAAACTGGTCGAGACGACCGCCAGCAACACGGCGGAGACCTCGGGCTCTACCATCGGCGGGTTCGTCGCCGGTGAAACGGTGCTGGACCGGCGCTACGTCTCGAACCCGCTCGCCGCACAGACCATCTTTGGCACCGCCAAGATGCAGATGCGTGCCCGCATGTTCAACGGCGGCTCCAATGTCCTGAGCCGCATCGAGGCTTACGTCGTCAGTAACGACGGCGCGACCGTTCGCGGCACCTTGTTTCCGTTAGCGAACTACGCCGGTGCCGCGTACATCAATTCGGTTGCGCATCGTAACCGGCCCTTTCTGGACGGGGACTCCGCGGCGACTGTCGTGGCGGAGGCCGGCGACCGCCTCGTCCTCTGTGTCGGCCACGGCACCACCACAGCCACGGTGAATTCCTTCGCCCAGGCCATTTACGGCGACCCCACCGCCAACACGGACCTGCCCGAAGACTCGACGACGGCTGTTGCGGGCTTTCGCCCTTGGTTCGAGCTCTCAGCGACGCTTACTTTCGCGCCGCCATCCACTGGTACCGTGGCGGCTACCGAAGCCACCGACGTCGCGGCGGCTGCGGGGCGTGAGGTCTTTCGGGGCACGGTAGCGGCTACCGAGGCCACCGACGTCGTAGCGGTGGTGGGTCGTGAGGTCTACCGGGCTACGGTCGCGGTCACCGAGGCTGTCGACGTCGTAGCGGCGGTCGGAGGCCAGCCAATCTACCAAGGCACGGTCGCAGTCGCCGAAGCCGCCGATACGGCCGCCGGCGCGGCGCGGTCCGTTTACCGGGCTACGGTCGCTTGCTCGGAAGCGGTCGACGTCGTCGCGGCGGTAGGACTACAGAAACTCGTCCCGAGAACGGGCGAGACCTTCGTCGTGCAGGCCCGGACGCGGACGCTCGTGGAGCCGGCCCGGACGCGGACACTGACGGCTACGCTGAGGGTAGAATAATACATGTCCAGCGCCGTCGCCAACGTATACTCAGCGAAGGATCCGACGGAGATCCTGGCCTACGGTATGGATTTTACCAATCTCTTGGTCAGCGGCGAGACCATTGCTACGGCGACAGTCGTGGTATCAACGTACACCGGGACGGACGCCAGCCCAACTGACATGTATTACGCTAGCGCGGATATCGCCAGCGCAGTCGTGACCCGCGCCCTTCAGGGCGGGCTTAACGGCGTAACTTATCGGGTACTCTTTACTGTGGTGACGTCGGTAGGTCGCATCTATGCGGCGGCCGGTTACTTGCCCGTGGATACGGCATAACCATGTGGACCTACAACGCTTCAGCCCTAGCCAACAGTGACTTATACAAGGTCCGATTCATGGTCGGCGACAACGACGTCAACCGTCAACAAATTCAGGACGAGGAAATCCTCTACATCCTGACTCAGGAGACTTCACCGGCTCTGGCCGCGGCTATCGCCTGTGACGGGCTCGCAGCCAAATATTCCTTTTCTATGAATTCGGTCGTTGGGTCCCTCAGCATCAGCGCCGAGCGCCGGATGAAGCACTACATGGACCTGGCTGACCGCCTGCGCAAGGGCGGCGCCGGAAACCTGCCCGGCGACAGCATCATCACCAACGCGACGATGTCCGTGGGTGGGACTTCGGTAGCGGCTAAGGAAGCGCTCGCCGACGACTCAGATGCCATAGGGGCTCCGTTCCGCATCGGCCAAGACGACCACCCCGCTAACCCGGCGCCTGACGTCGCCATCGCGGACGACTAAGCCATGGCGCTGGACCCGCAACTGCTCGCCCAGTTCAGGCAGATTTGTGCCGTGGCGTCGTCGTCGGCTACCGCGAACATCTTCGGAGAAATCCAAGTCGGGTCCGCCGCGACGGTGTGGTGCCGGCTCGAGTCACGGACACGAAGTGTGGAGCGCAACGACGGGACCTTCGAAATCGCCCGCATGCCGCTGCTCTTGATAGCACCCGGCGTCGTCACACCTACCTTCGAGAGCAGATTCTGGATGCCCGGCCACTCGTCGGGGACGGCGGCCTTCGCCCGTAAGCCGCGTTATATCAACGCCGAGGTCGATGAGTTCGGCGTGATCAGCCACTACGAAATCGAGATCGAGTCCTAGCCATGTCAAGCGTAAAAGTAGCCGGCGTCAACGAGTTGCTCTTCAAGATGCGCCGCATCGAGCAACAAGCACCAGTCGCATTCGCCTTCGGGGCCTATGAAGGCCTGCAAGAAATCATGGTCGAGGCGAAGGCCTTGGCGCCCGAAGAGTCTGGCGACATGAAGAAGTCCGGCTACGTAACGCCGCCCGAAGTCCGCAACGGCGCCGATGTCACCCTCGAGTCCGGCTTCGGTGGCGAGTCGTCAGAGTACGTGGTCCGCCAAGAGATGGACACGACGCTGAACCACCCTAAAGGGGGCCAGGCGTTGTTCTTCACGACGGCACTGGACCGAGGCCGGGGTCGGATGCTGGAGACCATTAAGCGCCACGTCGCTGCTTTTCTCAAGACCGGGCGCACCACCCCAGTACCGAAGGTCGTCCCGGCGTCACCGACTGAGGGCGGGGGCTAGGCCCTACACATTATGACTTTTTCAGCCGACGTCCGAACCTTCCTGTCCTCCGCGTCCTTGGGCTCGCCTGTCATCTTCGTCGGGCCGGTTCGGCCACCGGAGCCGCCCGCGATACCGCACCGCGTGTTGTTCGTGCTCGAGACCGGCGGCTGGGGTCCAGAGAACTACATGGACGGAGGCGAGGCCTACCGCCAGGTGCGCATCCAGGTCCGCGTCCGCGGCGAGCCGAATTCCTTTCAATCGACGCAGGACCTAGCGCAGGCGGTCTGGTCGCAGATCCACCAAGGCAACGTCTCAGGGTACGTGCGCTGCGTGTGCGAGCAATCGACCCCGCTATACCTCGGGCGCGATGCCCAGGGTTGTTATGAAGCCGTGGTCAACGGGATGTTAAGTAAGCGTTCGGCGTAGGGACACCCGACCGACACGCCCTAGCCACCGTGTCAATAGGGGTTAGCATCGGCGGCATGGATCAAGTCTTCGTCTTCGTTGGTCAGCATCCCCTCTACTTCGTGGGCGCAATCATGGCCCTCAGCACGTTTCCCTTGCCTACGCTGGTGGCAATCCAACGGAGGCACATCTCGACCAAGGCGATCGTCGTGCTGAACCTACTCTTTTGGTGGGTCCCCTTCTGCTGGCTCATCTCCCTTATTTGGTCGCTGGCGGGACCCGGCGCCAGATCTTTTGCATCGGCATCTGGCAAATTCACCGAAAACGTAGCGGTCACCGGTGACCGCACCCCGTTGTAAACCATTGAAATTCCTAGTTGAGCATTGACGGTCACCGAAGACCTAAGTACCCGGATCTGCAAGGCTTCTTCTCTGCTTCCTAAACCGGAGGCAGGCGGTTCAAGTCCGCCCGGGCGCAGTGTTTTTCGGTTCGGGCGCG